ATTCAAGATAGTAATTTTGAAGTTCTTTCGCCGACTACTTTGCGCACCATTCAAGGAACCTATCTGGAGTTTGTTTCTCCTATCGGCAAACAAATATTGTCTATGACACAATCTCTAGGACACTGTAACATAACGGGATTAAAACCTGATGTGACAGTATTTCAGTTCCAGAGAACAGATAGAATCAAGATTGTAGCATTCAGCGACGGTGTCTCAGATGTGATGCCAGTAAGCGGATTCGCAGCCGCTAGCACGATTCCCTTTATGACAACACCGACAACACTTTTAGATGAAGCCGAACGACGCTGGAAGCAATCGTGGAAGGTACATTCACAAACAGATTTGCGAAAAATATTTCAAACAAACTTCCCAAAGAATGGATACGATGACTGTTGTTGCGCGATGCTTACTATTCAGCCGGTCATCGTGGCAGTTGTAGAAATGCCTATTTCATGTGTAGAGGAAGATGCCTCGCCAAAAACAGTTGTGAATGAGAATGAAGTAGAAGACATATATGCTTAGATAGGTAGTTAGTAAGTAGTAGTTAGTAGTATAAAATTGAATTTCTTTTTTGTCATAAAGAATAATTTACATCTCTGTTTGAAAAATGAATTTTATTGAAAGCCTTCAATATCAGTTAAATATTGCTCGTTCTAGATGGGACGAAATACGCAAATTCTGTATGAACCTAGAGACAGAGAACGAAGAGTTATGGAATCAACTACAAGAGGCAAAAAGAGAAAATTATAAATTACAAAAAGAAAACCAAGAAATGAAAGAATCCATCATTCAACATATAGAACGCGATGTCGCCCATATGAAAACTATTTCGAAAACTCTATCAAAACCACCCATCGAATCGCTGGATTAGTATAAATATATATTCTTTATGACAACATAAAAAATATAATTGGGAGGAGTGGGATTCGAACCCACGAAGCATGAAGCACGAGATCTTAAGTCTCGCTCCTTTAACCACTCGGAAATCCGCCCTGAATTCCTTACTGATATAGTAAGATTTTTTTTTGTTTTTATGTCTGGACTATGCTTGGACGAGCATATTCAAATACTCTAAAACCGACGCGCGACACTCTTTATTCCCATCATATGCTGACAATAGGGTTTGCTTACTCATCTTTGACAATAATTTATTATAAGACAATCCCGTATATTCGTGTTGTGAAATACCCACAAAATGGAGTTCCGTTGTCAATACTTCTTCAAACTCCGCCATCAAAAAAGCCAAAAAAGAAATAAATGAATCCATCTGGTCGTAATTATAAAATCCAGAATAATCAACAAACATATTTTGTGTATTGTTATTACGGCTCCCATAATAATAAAAGGTTCCTTCTCGACGGTCATAAAGAATACATATGCGGTGGTCTAATTTATTGACTTCTCCGTGAACGTGCTCTTTAATTAATAACACGTTAAAATGTCTCATTTTATTTATTTATGACTATTTCTTTATATCTATTTCGATTTATTTATCCGAAACAGACATACGTAATGAATTCATATGAATATCCTTTTTATGACGATTTTGAGAGAACCATTTGTCATAATGGTCGGTTGCTTCTATATATCTGGGCGATTGATAATGGCTTCGAATAAATTCGATAAACCCGCCAACATTCGTTTCTGTTTTTTGAAACACAAACGTTCCTCGATTGTTCTCTACACACCATTCTATAAAATCATTATAATGAAACATAAGAATCGATTTGATTATAAAATAGGAGAACACAGGAGTTCGTTCGGCGTATTTTTTTCGAGAGGTTGAATCCATACAAAGTTCTCGATATTTTATTTGTTGATGACTTAATACTTTTGTTTTTTGAAATAGAGAGAACATTCGTTCGTTATTCAAGGCATTTTCAACCGTTTCTGGAGGAGGTGTCATACAGACAAAAATAGCGTTGATAATTTCAGCCCACGTTTCTGTATATGCTTCATATAAACGTAAATCACATCGAACCCCAAATATTTTAAAAATATCCCGATTTACTTTCTCTTCGGGCATTTGGGCGAAATCGACTCCAAAACTATGAATCGTCTCGTGAATAAATACTTTGAACCACTCTTCTCGCCTATAAATATAAATCGCATTTGCTACAGAAGGACAAGCCATAGTAAATCCTGTATTTGCGTTAATTTCATCAATTACTTCTCCATACATTTCAGGCAATTTTTTCGTTTTTTTTGTCAAATACCAATAAACAGTTAATTGTGGAGAACACGTAGATTGTTCGCCGATAAAAGCACAAACAACATATAACCAAATATACATCTTTATGACACTTTCATCGAGCATTTTGTAGATTTTTTCGGGAGAAATACGTATCCCTTGTGTATAAGGATAAATTGCATAAATAGTAAAAGTTCTCCGTCCAATTGAAAAAGAATATTCTTTCCCTATTTTGGAGAACTTTTCGATTTCTTCACGAATCTCTCCTACTATATGAGAAAAATGGTCGCCCTTTGGAAATTCGGTCAATCGATGTTCTCTATAGGTTTGATTTATTTTCCAGGAATCCTGTCCCATCAATATTTGCGATACTATTTTATTCACTAATTCTTTTGCCTTAAGAGATAATTTTTCCGGTTTCATCCATTTCCCTATGTTTCTTTTTATAAATTCTAATGGAAGATTCATATATATAAAATTGATATAATAATAAACGGAAAAATAACTTGCAAACTACCTATGGGTATTCCAAAATTAAACAAATGGCTAACAGAAAAATGTTCTCAAGAATCCATTCGAACTTGTTCTTTATTAGAATTCCAAGACAAAGCGGTTGCTGTGGATATAAGTATTTATTTATACCGATTTTTGTCAGAGGATAACTTCTATGAACATCTCTATATCTTTTTCTCGCTTTTCCGGTATTATTGTATGCGACCTATTTTCATTTTTGACGGAAAAGCCCCCGTCGAAAAAAAAGCCACTATGCAAAAAAGAAAGCGCGAAAAACAAGAGGCAACAGAAGAATATTCGCAATTAGAGCAGTTATTACAATCCACCGAAGACCCTCAAAAAAAAGCGGAAATTTTACAAAAAATGTCTACAATCAAACGGCGAATGACAAAAATCACATGGGCCCATATTGATGGCGCGATAGAACTCCTCCAAGCATTTGGGTTTGAATATTATCTGGCTCCACACGAAGCAGACCAAATATGTATTCATTTGGCGGTTACAGGTCAGGTTTACGCAATTGTAAGTGATGATATGGATATGTTGATTTCTGGTGCGAAACGTATTTTGCGAAACTTGAATATATATCAACATAAAATAACCCTTTATGACACCACCGCTATTCTTTCCGATATTAAAATGACGCTAAATGATTTTCGCGAAACCGTTGTATTAGCTGGCACAGATTATGCTATGGAAAATGATTCTCTACCCATTAAAAAATGTTTCGAATTGTTTTATGAATATAAAGATGCGAATATCTCGATGTCTTTTACAGAATGGCTAGATTCTAAAAAAATAATTGTATTAAACGATTATCAACATATATGTTCTCTTTTTGACACTCAATCCATTCGTTGCGAACTAGAAGATTTTATACAAAAAAATAGGCTACCCAAGCCCCCGAAATTAAATATACCTGAAATCCAGCGAATTATGAGCAAGCACAACTTTGTTTTTGTTCCTTAGATAATTGTATACACGCTTTGTGTAGACTTTCTTCATTTGTAAAATCGACGTCTAGAATTCGTGTGATTTCTACTGCAAACCCGCGAATAACTCCTGCCAAATAATCGTTGATAAATTCGACTTTTGTAAGCTTGGAGTCCGCTTTTTTTAGGATTCTTTGAATGATATTTTTCATCGATTCGTCTGGGTATGAAAGCGCCAAATCAGCAAATAATATGGCCCACATTAAACAATACCCCTTTTGTTCGACTTCTGTTAGTAAATCCGAACCAGCTTCTAAACTCTGGATTCCATAGTCATACCCGCTATAAATATCGTCGTTGCTAATGAAAATCGGCTGTTCTTCAAGCATTCTAGACACCATGCGGACAATCTCTTTACTTATTTCACAACATTCGAAATAAGCTGGGTCTCGACGACGACGCTGTTTTGGCAACTGATTCGAATCGATGTGTTCCAGAGTATTCAGAGCTGGGTCAAAAACCACAATCTCTAGATGACCGTTTGAAACTACATCGTTGGTAAAGAACCCGATATTAAATAAACAAACGACCTTCTTACCTGGGTTTGCGTCGATGAGATATCGAAGTTTCCAGTAAAATTGGTCTCGGTAATGGGTTCGATTGTCTCGAATCAACCGTTCCTTCTCATCGAAATAAAGATAGAGTTCCCACAGACAATGTTGCGGTGGTCCCATCTTTGAACGCAATCGTTCAGTCAATCTGCTGTATTCTCGGTATTTTTCTTGAACGTCCATTATACTCGGGTCGACCATCTGGTGTTTTTTCGCCAAATACATAGTCATCATTGTTTCGGACACAATCGAAGGCATATATTCGACCGGTTTTTGACCGGCGCGAAATAAAGTAGCGATTCTTTGCTCTAGCGTTTGGGTTGGGTTCATCTTTTTTCAAAGAGGGAGTGTGCTGATTCGATAAAGAAAAAAAAGGCAATCGATTTTCTATCCCCCTTCCCCCCTTCCCCCCTTTTCATTGTCATAAAGATATTATACCTTTATGACAATCTAACGATGAATCAAAAGAATATTATATAATGGTTGAAATATAACACCCTCTATAATCTTCAATTCCTGTATGTGTTAGATTAATAGAAACATCCACGAAAACATCACCGCCCATTTTCGTCCAACGGTGGCAAAATAACCAATCCTCTGAATAATAATGTCCCTCTTCTACACCACAATCAAAAAGAGCATATGCCATCGCGTTCTCTTCCGGCTTCAAAAAATTAACATCGTCTCTATATTTTGTAGAAGGGAAAGCTTTCATCATATGGGCGAGAAGACTACGTCGAATCATCATAAATCCTGTTGCTAAGTGTTTCACCTTTGCTAGATTATTATTGATTTCTAAATATTGATTTACATAATTGATATTGTATTTTAATAAATTATGTTGAATCATCGCTGAATCCGATAAAAGATTTGCTAATTGAGAATCGTTCTTCTTTTTCAAAAGTGTCTGTATGACATTCGAATTATACGGGTTCTGTGGGTCTTTCACCAGTTTTTCCCAATCGTAATTCTTTAATGGATAAATACCGCCTACCAAATCTTTTTCAGCAATCAGGAGTTTCAAAATATCTAATGGGTCCCAAGAAATATCATTATCAATAAAAAGAAAATGTGTAGCTTCTGGGTCACTCATCGCTCTAGCAATCAAATTGTTTCTTGCTCTTGAAACCAAACTATCATTCTTACAAAATTCTATCTTTAATGGAATATCCAATTTACGGAAAAGTTCGACCGTTGCCATCAAACAATGGACATAATTCACATAACAAAGACTCGCAAAACACGGAGTCAATATATATAATTTGATTTTGTTTCTTTTTAAGAATTCTTGGAGAACTTGTTCAAATGTTTGTTGATTTGATAATACCGTATTTGTAACTCGATTCCCTCCATTCTGGATTGGAATCGTTTTTGTTGAATAAATATCTTCCTCTTCCATAACTTGAAACTTGATATTGTCTGCCATTATAAATATACAATATTTTGTATATTTATATTGTTTTATATTTATATATTTATACAAGGTTCTGGCTGGTCTAGAAGACGCTATCCTATTTGTAAAATTATAAATTTTTTGTTTATTTATTTTTGTTTATTTATTTTTGTTTTTGTTTATGTTTATTTTTGTTTTTGTTTATTTTTCTTTATGATTTATGAATTTTGTTTAAGCGGTGGCAACTGCTGCCTTAGGGAAGTGGTGCTTCATATACTTCTGGAGGTTGAAGTAGGTAAGCTCGTCACCCTTACCAAGCTTAAGGAGCTTAGCAAGCTTGGCATCAGGGTGAATCTTGCGACCATTCTCGCCATCCTGAAGCTTGTTTGTGCGAATGTAGGCGTTGATTTCCTTGCTGACGGCAGTTCTAGCAAGAAGGCTTCCCTTCTCCTTTCCAAGGAAAGCAGCAAGCTCATCAGAGATAAGAGTGGGCTTCACAAATCCAGAAGGAGCACGGTTTCCGGAAGCGCGCTTCTTCTTCTGGGTAGCCTTCTGGGCAGCCTTGAGGTCCTTGGCGACAGCCTTCTCGAGGGCCTTGAACTCAGCCTTAAGAGAACCAGCAAGGGTGGTAAGCTGGCTAATCTTGTCAGCATACTCAGAAAGTCTGGCAGAAACGTTGGACTCACCCTCTACAACAGCAGGGGCAACAGCGTCAACAACGACAGTCTCAACAGGGGTCTCAGGTGCAACTGCCTTGGCCTTCTTAGCCTTGGGCTGCTTATCGGTAACAGTAACAGGGGTAGCGGGGGCCTTATCGGCGGTAGTCTTAACAGCTCTAACCATCTTGTGATTATATACTACTATAGACAGTCTTTTTTAAGTATTTTAACGCAATATATTTATTTTTTTGACACCGGTTTTGGTGTCTATAAAACTCATATCAATTTTCCTAAAGAATGTCATAAAGAAAAATAGTTGTTTATTTTTCTTTATGATTTTTACATTTCAGATGGAGGCATTTGAGGACTTTCTTCTTCATATTGGGAAGATGGCATCTGGGACATTTCTTCATCTGCTTTTACCTTTTTTACTCGTGTTTTACGTTTGCGTTGGCGTGTAGTTCCATTTAATTTATTTAAAGATTGGTTAAAAACGGTTCTCAATCCATTCAATCTTCGAATATACTTCTTTCTGGTTGTTTTGTTTTTGTATAATTTCAAAATATTTGTGTATTCATGAATAAGTTCATTTCTAATTTTGTCTTTTTGTTCATCGTCTAAAGAAGGCAATTTTCGTTTTGTTGTGGTAAGTTTTTTCCTAAAGTTTGTAGCTTTATTGAGAACAGACAAGACCTTTTCTCCGGAAGGAGTTTTAGAAACTGATTCTTTTTCCATTTCATCTTCGACCTCTGGCTCGACCTCTGGCTCGACTTCACCTTCGACCTCTGGCTCGACCTCTGGCTCGACTTCACCTTCGACCTCAGCCTCTGGCTCGACCTCTGGTTCGACTTCGACTTCAGCCTCTGGTTCGACTTCACCTTCTTCACTCTGTAACATCTCTTGTTGAGATTCAGGAGAACTTGTTTCCATCGTTGAAACTTCCTGCGAACTTTTTTCTTCGTCCATAGTTGGCATATCTTCTACATCTGTTTGTTCTAAGCCTGCTTCTTTTAAACTATCACCCGAAGACATTATATATATACGTTAGAAAATAGATTCATATAACCAATGTAAAGATGCTCGAGCACCAATAGAAACATTTGTTAATGCGGTTAATACGTGTAGAGCACCTATTTTTTTATACTCTATATCTATTCCACAATATACCATACTTTCCATCACTCTAAGACAACAATCACAAACAACCTCTAAACTACTGTCATGAATATTAATTTGTTCTCGTCTTATTTCTATAAATGGGTCATCCAAAACACAAATGGAAGATTTAACTTCTCTTGTCAGTCCACCACGAACCGTCCAAATTTCATATAATGTCCTAAAGAATCGAATATATTCTCTTAAGGATAAAGAAGAGAACCAAACTGGATGGGTATAATTTCCTAATTGGTCTATTTCCATAAACAACTCTTGAATCCTTGTATTGAGTGGCTTCTCTCTAATTATCCTCATTTTATTTTGTAATTCTTGTATAAATCCAACCGGTAGTCCTATTCTATCTACAAATTCATTTGTCAGTCTTTCTCTACGTGTTCTCTCTTGAATATGTATAATAGAATAATTGGATACAACGGGAGCATCTTTCGGTAACCCATAAATGATTTTTATCAATCCATATACTCTCAATATATCCTTTATGATTTCTACGGGGATGTTCTCGCGATTATACGGATTTTTTATAACCGTTTTTGTTTTCATCAAATGAATTAATGATAAAATATTACATCCATAAATGAATTTCCCTATTTGAAAAGAAAAAAAGTTCTCTACAGGGATTTCTTTTAATGGCTCTAAAGAATAAAAATCACTATCATTTACACAACCCATTCTGTTTTTCCATCCTTCTCCACGTATTTTATTTAATAATCTTAATAAAAACCCACGAAATACTTTTTGAATTTTAATAGCGTGAGAACATTTTTCAAAATATTCTTGGATTCTGTCATAAAGGGTTCGTTTATTTCCTGAAACTGGAAGTTTAAAAGAACGAGCGATTGATTTTAATTCTGGTAATTTGAATTTGGCGAGAACAAATGGGTTCTCACGATATTCTTTATACGAAAGAATGTATTTTTTATCAGAATCTTCTTTTTTTACAAATTCATTCGTCAAATTGTCTGTTATTGGGTATGCAAGTTTTGACAGCATATATAGTATAAAAATATAATTTGTTCTTATATTGTTCTTGTTCTTGTATTTTTCTTCAGCGAGAACAAATTTGTTCTCCGGATTTTCATTCCCATATCCTTTTTTATAAATATTTTCATAAAATTGATTTAGAAAGATTTATAGATATATACTACACACCCCCCAGCTACTACTACGATGTCCTCTTTTGCTACCACTTCTTCTACCACTACCCGTAAGGTTCTTGAACACGCCGACTGGAATCCTAAGGCCAATAAGTATATGGCGCCTAAGGTCAACAGTATGGGTGGCAAGTCGGTGACTCTTATTAGCACTCAGTCTTCTCGTTCCCTCCATTTGAAT